TACGCTAGACTCCTCTGGTGACATTATACTTGATGCTGATGGTGGAGATGTATTTGTAAAAGATGCAGGTACAACCTATGGCTCACTAACAAACAGTTCTGGTAATCTAGTTATTAAGTCAGGTACAACTACAGCCTTAACATTTAGTGGTGCTAATGCTACACTAGCAGGTGATCTTACTATTAGTGGTGATGACCTTACAATGGCTACCAATACTGCTGGTGCTTTACTTATTGCTGATGGTACAAACTTTAATCCTGTTTTAGTAGGTGGCCTAGATGAAATTAGTACAGTAGCAGACAATGATGTATTTCTAGCTATAGATACCTCTGGTGGGGGAATTGGAGGACTTAAAAAGGTTACACGTAGCACCATTATTTCAGGTACTGGTGTTTCTGGTAACATATCTAATATAGTAGAAGACACCTCACCACAATTAGGTGATGACTTAGATACTAACTCACACAACATATTAATTGATGATGCACATTTTATTGGTGATGAAAATGGTAATGAACAAATAGTATTTCAAACTACTAGCTCTGCAGTTAATCAAATAGAAGTTACTAATGCTGCTGTTGGTAATGGTGTGCAGATTGCTTCTACTGGTGGTGATACTAATATTGATTTAAAACTATTACCTAAAGGCTCTGGTCAAGTAGTCATTGATGGTAATGTAGGAATAGAGTCAGGATTAATTGATTTAAAGAACGCAGGTGCAGTATCAAAGATTAAATTTTACTGTGAGTCTAGTAATGCTCATGCACAAACACTTCAAGGAGCACCACACTCTGAGGCTGCTTCAAACACTTTAACACTTCCAAGTACAGGCGGTGATGTTAATTTAGTATCAACAGCTTCAACTGCTACACTGACTAATAAAACACTTACATCTCCTGTAATTAATACAGGAACATTCGGTACATCTATTCTTCCTGTAAGTGCAGATGGAACAACACTAGGTTCTGCTTCTAAAGAATTTTCAGACTTATTTCTTGCAGACTCTGGTACAATTCAATTTGGTAATGATCAAGACACAATATTAACTCACACAGATGGTACAGGATTAACTTTAAATTCAACAAATAAATTATGTTTTAATGATGCTTCACAATTTATTCAAGGTGCAAGTGCAACAGTATTAGATATAGCTGCTACAGATGAGATAGAATTAACTGCCACACTTATTGACGTTGTTGGAAATTTAGCAGTTTCTGGTACAACAACTATTTCTGGAAACTTAATATTTGGTTCTGCTACGGTTACAGAAGCACAATTAGAAATTTTAGACGGTGCAACAGTCACTACAACAGAGTTAAATATAATAGATGGTGGTACTTCTGCTACATCAACTACAGTAGCAGATGCAGACCGTGTTGTTATGAATGACAACGGCACTATGGTTCAAGTAGCTGTGACAGACCTTGCTGCATACTTTGACGATGAAATAACTGCAATGCCTAACCTTGTAACTACAGGAGCATTAAATTCAGGTAGTATTACATCTGGGTTTGGCACTATTGATACTGGCTCTTCTACTATTACTACTACAGGTCTTATATCTGGCGGTTCATTAGACATTGATAATGTTCTTATTAATGGCACAACTATTGGTCACACAGATGACACAGACCTTATTACATTAGCTGATGGTGCATTAACTGTAGCAGGAACGTTAGCCGCAACAACAGGTACATTTAGTGGAATACTAAAAACTGATGATGCAACAGAAGCTACTAGTACAACAGACGGCTCTTTACAAACAGACGGTGGCTTATCTGTTGTAAAAGATGGTGTATTTGGTGACGATGTAAAATTATTATCTGATGCATCTGTAATACATTTTGGTGCTGATAGTGAAGTTACTCTTACGCATGTTGCTGATACTGGATTGGCATTAAAACATACTGCTACTGCAGATGATAAACCTATTGTTCTTACCTTACAGACAGGTGAGACTGATATGGCAGCTAATGATGTTATTGGTAAACTTGCTTTCCAAGCACCAGATGAAGGTACAGGAACTGATGCTATACTTGTAGCTGCTGCTGTACAAGCTGTTGCTGAAGGTGACTTTAGTTCTTCTAATAATGCTACACGTTTAGAATTTCATACAGGTGCAAGTGAAGCTGCTGCAGTAAAAATGACATTAAACTCTACTGGTGCTATTAAACCAGTAACATATCAAGAAACTTATGCATCTCTTAGTGCTGCAAGCACAGTTGATTGTGATTTATTGACAGCTAATCACTTTGCTGTTACAATGAATCAAAACACTACGTTTACATTTAGTAATCCACCTGCTAGTGGTACTTCATTTGCATTTACTCTTATAGTAACTCAACATAGTACTGCTGTTACATTAACTTGGCCTAATACAGTTGATTGGGCTGGTGGTAGTGCTCCTGATGCTGCAGGTAATAATGAAGTACAGGCGTATGGATTTATAACTAGAGATGGTGGTACAACATATTATGGTTTCTTAGGAGGAACAGCAATTGGCTAGTCACGGTAGTTCATTTCAAAAAGTATTTATGGGTGCGGCTGGCTCTAGTGGTGCTGCAGATTCAGCTTTATTAGTAATGGGAGGTGTTAGTTCTCCTTATGTTAAAGCATATGTTCATGATAAAAAAGGAGGTTTTACTGCAGCCTCTACTAGTGGTGGCAACACAAGTACTATTGATACGTTTTTACAAGGTATGGATTTTAGTTCAGATGATGCCTATTTAACAGTTGTAAAAGATACTAACAATGATGGTTTAAGATTATTAAATATTAGCTCTGCAGGGGTAATGACTTTAGCAGATGATAGTCCTAGTAGACTAGGTAATCAAGGTGAGGTAGCTTGTAGTAATACTAATAATGATTTAATCGGGCTTTCTATTTCATCTTCAGTTCATTTATTTGGAAATAATAATGGGTCACTTGTTAGACATACCCAAGGAAGTGATGGCAGTGCTTCAAATTTAGGGGTTTCAATGTCACCAGGTGCAAAAAGTGTTCATTTTAGTCATAATGATCAGTATCTTGGAGTATCTAGAGGAGATGGTAAAGTTACTATTTTTACTATACCAGACTCAACTACTGGTAGTTCTGGAAATAATGCTTCTTTAGATAATTCTGATAGAGTTGACACTCAGGATTTATCTGGGGGTTCAGCTAGTACTATTTTTTGTATGCGTTGGATTGATTCAAGTCATAATTTTATTATAGCTACTGAAAGTGGTAGTTCTAAATTACTAAGAACTTATAGTTGGGATGGATCAAGTGCAACACAGCTAGATTCTTTTACATTAGCAACTAATGGTGATTTTAATACTAATCAATGTATGGATGTAAGTCCTGATGGTAAATATGCTTTTGTTAATTTAGCTACTAACTCAGGAGATAATTTATTTTTAATAGACTTAAATGATTTAACAAATATTTCTGTAGCTGATTCTATAGAAAAACAAGCTGCTAGTAATCGTAGAACTTTTAGTTCTATTACTTTTAGTGCTTCAGGTACATTTATTGCTGCAAATAATAATAACGAAGATGATATTCATATTTTTAAACATGATGGAGCAGGAAACCTCACGCATGTTAGAGAGTTTGATAGTGGAGTAGGCAATGTTTATGCAATGAGATTTAGTAGAGCAGCAGTTTAAAAAGGAAACTAAAAATGTACGTAAAAATAGTTGATAGTGCAATAGATACATATCCATATACACTAGAACAACTGCGTAAAGATAACCCAAGTGTATCTTTTCCAAAAGTTATGTCGGATAATTTATTAGCATCCTATGGTATATATATTGTTACGCAAGAAAATACACCTAGTATCAATAAAAGAACACAAAAATATACAGCCGATGCTGCACCTACATTAGTAGATGGTGCTTGGACAATAGGTTGGACTACTTCTAATAAATCTTCTGATGAAATTAGTGTGTATGATAATGAAGAAGCAGCAATGAATAGAAATATTAGAGATAATTTACTATATGTAACAGACTATTATGGTAATTCTGATGTAACTATGCCTGATAATGTAAAAACTTATAGACAAGCATTACGTGATCTTCCTACACATTCTAACTGGCCTAGTTTACAGGACAGTGATTGGCCTACAAAACCATAAGGAGGATAACTATGGCTAACGATAACTGGCACTTGAGCAAGTCTGTACCATTGACATTAATTTTTGGATTGTTTGTGCAGGGTGCTGCTATCGTTTGGACTGTAAGTACAATGACCTCCGACATAGAAGTTAATGCTTCTAAGATTGTAGAGGTACAACAAAGACTAGGCCGTATGGAGGATGCAGTACATGGACAGGCTGTATCTATGGCTAGGATAGATGAAAACATAAAAGCTATTCGTTTATCTGTAGAAAAGATGGCAGACAAATAATGAGAGGGATTTGTCACAATGATAGAGGTTCTTGCACTTGCATCTGCTGTAAGTACAATATCTGGTGGTATTAGCTCTGCTATAAAAGCAGGACGAGATGTTAGTGATTTATTACCTCACTTTGGAAGATTAGCTAAGTTAGATACAGAGATACAACTTGCTGAAAGTGGTAAACACAAAGGCCCACTAGGTAGACTTACGAGTAGCGAAGAAGAGGGTTTCGCTATAGCGCAAGCTAAGATGAAACACAAAGAAGCTATGGATATGCTAAGAGAAACATGCCAGCTTTTTGGCCCACCAGGAATGTGGGACTTAGTTGTAAGAGAACAAGCTGCAGCTAGACAAAGACACAAGGAAGCCTTAGAACTACAAGCTAAACAAAGAGATCAAATCTTCTGGGGAGTATCTGTAGTAATAGGTGTACTAGTATTTGTAGGTGGCTGTGTTGCTATGATATACGGATTGAATGAAGCTGTAAATGGATAATAGGTAAAGTACTATGGCAAAGAAGTTTAAAGGTTTTAACAACCAACAGACACACCAGCTTCTAAAGGAGATGGGCTTCACTGGCCCTGCCCAAAAAGATGAGATGGATGCATTTATTGCTTCTAGTCCTTCTGCTGGTTCTATGCTTGGGCGTTACACAGATATAGCTAGACAACGTGTAGAGGGTGGCCCACTAGCTCAGACAGGTATGGCTCCTGGTGGCCCTGTTTCTAACCCTTATCGCACATATAAAGATGACACAGGTGCTACTCGTAACTTAGACTTAGATGAATTTTATAAAAAGTCAGCCGCTACACAACCACCTCCAATGCTGGGCTTGGGTGATCCTAAAAGCTCTACTTATCAAGATAGTTTAGGACCAGCTAGAACAGACGGTTTACCTACAGGGCTTAATACAGGTAAATCAAGAGTACGCACACCTGAAGATATATTAAATATGTCTAGGGGTGATACTAAAGCTGACATGTCTTATGACTTAGATAAGGATAATATTATAACTTCTAATGATGCTATACTGTACGCTAAAAAACTAAAGGTACAAGAGGACAAAGCAGCAGAAGAAGCAAGAGTACAACAAACAAAGCAAGATGAGATTAATGCACTAAACGCTAGACTGCGTGAGCTACAGGGTTTACCTAAGAATGTAAATATAACCCAACCTATATCCTCTTACAAAAAAGGCCCTACTGATGAAGTTGTGCCTATGGATGAGGAAGACCGTTATAGTTATTTTAAAACGTTGAACCCTGATGGAAGTTACAACTATAAAAGAGTTGAGGGTATGGGTAGAACTCAGTATGACCTTGACTCAACTAAAGAAGAGTATGAAGCTTCTTTAAAAGATACAGACACTAAAAGCACACAGGATGCTTTAGGTGATACTACTACTACTAAAACAGAAGAAGTACAGTTAAGCGACTTAGATAAATTAAAAAAAGACAGAGATGATGTACAGAAACAGCTAGATGATGCCTCTGGTAACGCTTATTTAACAGCAGGTGAAACAGCAGATGATGATACTATAAGTGGTTATAAGTATACAAAAGACCAAATCTTAAAACAAATAAGCGACTTAGGTAATGACTTTAATAATGATAAAATAAATAAACCAGATTATGATGCTAATGTTGCTGCTTTAAATACAGCAGTTTCATCTTACGATAAAAAAATAGAAGACATGACATCTAGTCTACAAGAGGAATTAAACACTGCGTCTTCTGCAGTAGATGAATACATAGAAGCTAGACCAGCACCAGGTACTAAAACTATTGTAAAGGGTTCTGCAGCTAAAGGCCCAACACCTGCTGCTGCTAACTTAGACGCTGCACAGCAAGAGTACGCTACAGCACAGCAAACTTTAGTAGAGGCACAGCTTGCAGTAAGTAACTTAGACACTGACGCAGACATACCTGATGATATACTAGCGCAGTTTCCAGCCATACCACAAGAAGAGGGTTTTGAAAACTTAAATGGTACAGGTGCTGGCAGAGGCGGTCAAGCTGAAGTATTATTAAGTCAGACATTTAAAAAAGGTATCGTTCCATCAGACCCTACAAAATTTAAAGTAACTGGAGATTCAAAAAATTATACAATAACTTATGATGATGGTACTGTTATTAAGGGTTATAATAGAAATAACTCTGATGACGTTACTAATGATTTTAATGCATATGCAGCAGAGATTAATAAGTTTAAAGAGTTAGATGCATATAAAGAATATGGAAAACTACTACCAGGCTACGTAGAGCGTAAGGCTTTGGAGGATGCTGAACTTGCAAACACACAAGCGCAAGCTAAAGTAAGCACAGCACAAAAACAGTTTGAAACTACAGACATACCTAGCACTTCTGAAGCTTTAGGTAAAGCTATAAGTGACCCCTCTTCTCTTGTAACTAAGCAAAAGGTTGCAGGTATTGAAGCACAAGATGACCAGTTTATAAAAGAAGGTACAGGTCAGGTAGCAGAAGCAGAGCGTTTTCAAACTAAGCTAGGCAAGGCAACCCTAGCTAAAGAAGTTGTAAACAATGGTGCAGCTACGTATGAAGCCGTACTAGCTCAAGATAAAGTTAAGGCTGCACTAGCTGAGTTTGCAGCGCAGACAGGTACACCATCAGCAGATGCTATATCTAAAGCTGAAACTATGACACCTGAAGATTTAGCACAGCTAAACCTTGACCCAGCTACTGCAGACTTTATTAGAGACATACCTGAAATCAAAAGAAAGATTATGGATGGTGAGCTTCCTGAAGGGTTTGCTGCATTTGATGAGTACGTCAAAGTAAGGGGAGCACAGTTTGAAGGTGAAGTTGAACAAGCTAGAGTTGTAAACTTTGAAGACAAACCCCCTGAAGCAAAACCACAAGTAGATTACAATCTTGATCCTACTGCCATAGCTTTAGCTGAAGCAACTAAAGTAGAACAAGCTGCACAGTTTTCAGAAATAGCATCAGCACCAGAGAAGCAATCTAAGTATGTACCTAACTTTACAGGTGAAGAGCGTGATGTAGTTAAAGATGATGAAATAATTGATGTAAACAAAATCATCAACAGCCCTGAGATTATAATAGTAGGTGAAACCATTGAGGCCTTAACTGGTGACGCTGTAGCTAAAGCAGCAAGTACTACGTTTACTCAGGCACTAGAAGCTAAAGCAATTACAGGCAAAGTTAGTGCTAACTCTACTGTAGCTGGACAATTAGAGAAGCTAATGAGTAGCTTTGATGACGGTACACCAGCGTGGGCTGCAGGAGCACTGCGTAGTGTAAACGCTACCATGCTTGCTCGTGGGCTAGGCGGTAGCTCTATGGCTGCTGCAGCAATGGTACAGGCTGCTATGGAAACTACTCTACCTATAGCACAAGCTGACGCTTCTATCTTTCAAGCTATGGACATGGAGAATGTACGTAATGCCCAAGCTGTATCTTTAGCTAATGCTGCTGCTGCACAAAACTTTGACTTAGCTAACTTGTCAAACAGACAAGCTGCAAACTTGCAGAAGTCTTTAGGTAACACCAACCTGCAGATGCAGAACTTATCAAATACACAAGAGGCTGTACTAGCGTCTGCACAACTTAAAGCAAGCCTACGTGGACAAGAGCTAGGCGTTAAAGAGAACGTATCTATAGCTAATGCTGCACGTTATGCACAAGTAAACGACATCAACCTTACTAACACACAGCAGTCAAGCATACTTAGGGCTAGTCAAGCCTTAGAAGTAGATATGACTAACTTGTCAAACAGACAGCAGACTGCTTTATCTAACTTACAAGTTAAGGCTGCAATGATGGGCCAAGACTTAACTAATGAGCAACAAATTGCAGTGCTTACAACTACACAAGCCTTTGAGTCTAAGCTGGCTGAAGCTACACGTAAGCAACAGGCGTTCATACAAGATGCAGCATCTATTGCAGCTATGGAAGGGCAGTCACTAAGTAACAGCCAACAGACACAACTCTTTAACGTAGGTAACGTTGTAGCTGAACGTGGTCTTAACTTAAATAATGAACAGCAAACTACTCTATTTAATTCTACTAATAAGATGACTATGGACGTTGAAGACTTGTCAAACCGTCAACAAGCTGTACTAGCTGAAGCACAGATAGAAGCAGCCATGAAGGGCCAAGAGCTTACGAATGACCAGCAAATTAGGATTATAAAAACTGAGCGTATAGCTGAGATAGCTAACCAACAGTTTAGTGCAGACACAGCTAGAGTTATGCGTACATCTGAATTAGCTAACACTGTAGACTTATCTAACTTGAGTAACCGAAACGCTAAAGTTATGGCTGACGCTGCTGCTATGTCGCAGGTTGACGTTACTAACTTAAACAACAGACAACAAGCTGCACAGCAGAAGGCATCAGCATTCTTAGAGATGGACTTTGCAAACCTATCTAATGAACAACAGATGGAAATGTTTAAGGCACAAAGTACAACGCAAACTATTCTTAGTGATCAAGCTGCAGAAAACTCAGCAGCACAGTTTAACGCTGAGAGCATCAACCAGAATACACAGTTTTATGATGGTTTGAATGCACAGATTGACATGCACAATACAGCACAGCAGAACGCTATGGAGCAGTTTAACGTAGGTGAAGAGAACGCCATGACTAAGTTTCAAGGTGAGATTGACAACCAGCGTGACCAGTTTAATGCATCTAATGAACTAATTGTAGCACAAGCTAACACACAGTGGCGGCAAAGTATAGCTACAACTAATACTGCTGCAATAAATCAAGCTAACATGAATGAAGCTATGGCGGCTAACAACCTGACTACACAAGGTATCAATGAGCTTTGGCAGCAAGAGCGTGACTTGATGAATTACTCATGGACTAGTGCTGAAAGTGCTTTGCAGAGAGAAAACCAGTTGACTATAAACAAGGTAGCTTCTGAAGGCTCAAAGAGTGCAGGTTTAGCTAGTGCTGCAGGAACAGTTATAGGTAGTATGGTTAGAGGCTACTTTAAATTACCTTAATAGGATAATAAATTATGAGCAGAGAACAAACAATAACTCAATACATTAGTACTTTGTTAGAGAAGGAAGGTGAGAGAGGCAGGTTTGAAAAAGAAGCTGAGAAGTATAAGCCTAAATCAGGGCTGATGACTAACCGCAACGAACCTAAAAAAGATGAGCCTGTAGACACAGCCCCTAAAGTTATGTCATCTTCTGATCACCTCTTTAATGCAGTAGAAGAAATGAGCAGATACGTTGATGACTCAGGTAGTGACGCATTAACTGACTCTATAAGTAGGTCTGTAAGAATACCTAACGTTCCTACATCCATAGATAGAAGAACACCACTAGTTGATTTGTACAGACTAAACATGGGCGGTGAGACTGAACAAGGTTTCTTAAAAGCACCTGCTGCCCCTGTAGCCCCTAGTATAGATACAGAGGGTAAAGGAAAACTGTCCTTTGCACAAAGTATGATAAATAGTTTGAGAAGCCGTTACCAAGAGAAAAGGATAAACCCTAATGTTAAATCGTTGCCTGAACAAGATAGCATTACTGCTACTGAGCTTGACGGTGCTGCTGTTGGTGGTGCTTCCGATGGGAAAGTAGATGAGGGTCTAATGACTAGGCCCATAGATGCAGATGCTAAGAGAGCTATATCAGAGGTAGGAGAGCTACCAGACCCAGATTTTGATAAAGACACAGCAGACTTTATAGAGTTAAATGAAGGTAAAGAAACAGTACCTTACAAGGACTCAGAAGGTTATTGGACTGTAGGTATTGGGCATTTCATAGGAACTAATCTACCCGATGAATATAAAGACGGTGATGGTAATCCAAGAACCTTAACTGAACAAGAAGTACAATCTTTATTTGATGAAGACTACGCAGATCATAAAGAGGAAGCTGCAGCCCTACCAATGTACAGTAGGTTAGATGACAAGGGTAAAAGAGCTTTAATTGACCTTACTTTTAACATGGGGGCAGGAAAATTTAACGAAGATAAATGGCCTAAATTTTTTACTGCCTTAAAAGACGAAGACTTAAAAGAAGCTGCTGCTCAACTAAAAGATTCTAAATGGTTTAAACAAACTAAAAATAGAGCACCTAGAGTTATAAAATTAATAAAAGAAGCGTCTTTTAATTAAATGTTTGGCTTACCCCTAGAACTAATCACTATGCTCTTCTCTACCATACTTGGTGGAGTAATGTCTATCTGGGGGCAGAACACTAAAGCAAAGCAAGCACAGCAAGAGATGCTTATGCAACGTGCTAACTTCCAAGCCAAGCAAGTCAACAGAGCTAGAGATGCAGGTAAGAATGACAAACACTTCGCTTGGACACGTAGGCTTATAGCTTTATCTGCAGTATTTAGCATTATTGTCTTGCCAAAGGTAGTAGCAGTGTGGTATCCTGAAGTCACAGTTTACGTAGGCTACACAGAAGTACAGGGTGGCTTTATGAACTGGCTGTTTGGCCCCGACGAAGCAATACAATGGAAGATGGCTAAAGGCTTTGTAATTACACCACTAGACACACATATAGTTTCAGCAATCGTAGGACTGTACTTTGGTGCAGGTTTCACTAAGTAGGATAAGAAAAGATGGAAGAACCCAATTTTGGAAGACCCATACCGGGTAACTCTTTAACAACACACAAGCCTGGAGACAGGCCTTGGGAGCGTCCACCTGAGATGTCAACGGTAGAAGACACTCTTAGGTACTACTTTAAGATGTTGAACAATCCAGATGTTATTGATGATTTAATGACATTGTTAGATATGGGTGTGCCTATTAGACCTATAGTTAAGTCTATTTATACATCAGGTGTTATGAACGGTATGCACTCTTTGGATGTAGGGCTTATTATTGAAGACACAATGAGTGAGTTTCTAGCTACAGTAGCTAAGTCATACGACATAGACTTTACCTTTACTGAAGAAGACCCTGCTAATTCTAAAGAAGCTAAGAATGAAAGACGCACTACAATGATGCTACAGGCTGCTATAGAAAGAGGTGAGGCTCAAGGCGAAGACGATGAAGGTGTACAGTTACTAAAGCAAATGGCTGAGACTATAGAAGCAGAAGAAGAAGTAACACAAGAAGAAGAACCCCCTATGCCAGTAGAAGAAGAACAACAAGAAGAAATGCCTATGCCTGAAGGTGCAGGTCTGATGTCAAGAGGGGATGTGTAATATGTTTGATTGGAAATCTTTTGCTACAGGGTTCTTAAATGAAACTGGTAGACAGATGGAACTTGACCGTCTTGAGAATGTAAAGTATAAAGATGAGTTAAGAGATGATTACAAAGACGCTAAGAAAGCTTTTCAAGACAGAAAAGCACTTGTAGGTCAGGCTCAAAGCCAAGTGGGTAGGTTAAAAAAGCTAGGTGCTACTGATCAACAAATCAAAGCTGCTGCAGCCACTGGTGCTAAAGGTGTGTTTCAATTAGCAGACGCATTAGCAGCACAGCAAGAAAAGTTAAATACAGATAGACCATTAACAACCCAAGAGATTGATGTATTTATAACTGGTGCATCAGAGTTTGAAGCTGGTGATGTAGCTGAGTTTATTGAACGCTCTTACAACTTTTCTACAGCACCACCTGATGCTACTGCAGGGCAAGACCCACGTTCAGGTATACAGAAGTTGTTTGGTATAAACCTAAGAGAAGCTACAGATGCATCTTACGGGGGTTCTGCTAGTGCCTTTGGGCCATCTAAGATGGATTTGATAGATATGTCTAGGGAAGCAGCTTACAGGAGCCTAGCTACTGATCCTAGCAGTGTATTCTTAACTATAGATGAGGCACAGCGTGACCCTTATGATTCTGTTGCTGTCTATCAGGACTTCATAGATGAATTTGAGTTTACTATAGTTCAGTTAAAAAATAGTAATGCATACTTAAACGCAAATATAGACAAAGACCCAAACATAAAAGAAAAAATGTTAGCTGATGCTAAGAGAAATGTAGGTAGAAGATATGCTGAAAAATTTGGAGATGAGTTTATTGTTGATGCTCCTGATTACTTAGGCATATTTACAGAGGCTGAAGTAGCTGCTGCAAAAGAAAGGTTAGAGGCTAAGAAAGTAGGTAAGAAAATAAATGTAGATAGTAGTGTGCCTCAACGCGAAATTAAAGAAAAGCTAACTAATATGGTAGCTGCTGATCAAGGTTCATCTCTTATAAGTGATCCTGATGAAGATGGAGATACCATAGAACTTAGTTTTGGCATTGATGGTAAACCTATTGGTGCATACAGCGTAAAGAAAGATAAAACAAAAGTACCTGTTAGCTTTGGAGAAGATGAAAACTTTGATGATTTTATTAAACTTGCAGTAAAGCAAGGTATCTTTACACAAAAAGACTTAGATAGCATGGAAGTAATGGGGGCAGCTAGTTTTTCTGATGCATCTTTAGGTAAAACTAGTGTGGCTTTAGGAGAAGCACCAGAAGTAGAAGCACCAGAAGTAGAAGCACCAGAGGTAGATAAAACTGAGACACCTAAACCAGAAGGTAAACCCACACCATTTCAAATACTAGCCCCTAAAATTAAAAAATTCTTTGGTGGACTACCTGCATTTAAACAAAAAAGGCTTAGAAGAGAGTTAAAAGAAAGACTAGAACTATCTGAAGCTCGTGCAGA